ACTCCTCAAATATCTCCATCTGTGCCTGCTTGGCATAGAGATTAAAGTCCTGCGGAGAGATGTATCCGTAGTTGTTCTTATTCAGGACACCCTGTACTGTATTCCTTACTGAGTTTATCATCCGTATTTTTTTACAAATATAAAAAAAAGAGGGTATATATTTACACCCTCTTTATGTTTTTTGTTTTACGATTCAGAAAATGTTTCTAACATCTTGAGTGAATCTAAGCCCTCATCGCTTTGCAGGAACTGACCGGCAAAATCGTATGGGTCATTGTTATATGGCACTGAACACATTTTCTTTTTGTTGGTTGGCGTATTGAACCATATTTCTCTACCATTATTCCTAATGGCAAGTAATTTATCTTCAAAGAACGATCTGATTTTAGCTTGGTATTTAAGCTCAGGGTCATTAAACGCCTGTAGAAAATCAGCTGGATAGCTTTTAGCAAATACCAATACATCACGCTTTAGCTCAGCAGTTGTAATGGTGGTAGGGTCTTTACCGAATAGCACCCTTGTCATCATCTCAAGCTGCTCAATTGTAAGGTTTCTCGCTTGAATTAAAGCATCTACCTCCATATTTAAATCCTCTACTTCATCTTTGGCTTCCTTCTCTTTGTCAACCTCCTCAAATACAATACCATTCATTGGATGGTAATGCAGGAATGCCTGAAGGACCGGATTTGTTCTTGCAACGGTTAAAAAACCATCTTCAAATACAATTGGCTCAAGTATTACATTTGAGTCCTGCTCATCCTCAAAAGGTGACTTTTGGTTAGAAGCGTATCTTAGTACTCTATTTATGTTTTTGGCTTCATCAAACCACATCAGCGGAAACTTTGGATTGTTTCTCGATACCAATGTGTATGACAATGGTGTACCTCTTTTTAACCGATATATTTTATCGGCATATTTTTTCTCTGACATATTGTTCAATTTAATTAGATTTTAAAAAAGGAGAGTGCCAAAGCGACACTCTCCAAAGCAGCAATATATTAACCGAATCTGAAAAGTACAAAGTTGTTTGCACCTAGAGTACATACGCAACGCTCAGAAAGGAAGTTTACTTCCATTGCATCCAAGTCGCTAGTTTGCGCACCACCGGCAGAACCTGTAATCCAAGTTTTGTAACGACGGTCTTCTGTTTCAGTTGCACGGTAGCGGACGTGTAAGAACGGACGCTTAGCGTTTTTGCCCATGATTTGGTCATAAACTGAAGTAGAACCGGCAGGAACCAAAAGCCCTGTTACAGTACCAGTAGCAGTAGCAGCAGCATTTGAAAGACCACCACGCATGGTTGGGTCGTTCAAGTATTTCCAGTCTGACTTGTAGAAGTCATAACCACGACGGAAACCTGAGAAACCAAGGTTCAACGCCATAGTAGTGTCATTGTCAAATAGACCGTATGAAGCACCAAATGAAGGAGTTGCAGCAGCAGCAGTAGAAGCACCATTAAGACCTGCAAGCATACCATCAATGGCAAAGCTAAGGTCACGGTTACAGAACACTACGTTTTCCTCAATAGCGCCTTGTCTATCAAGACGTTGTACGATTGTGTCCCAATCAGCAAGAGTTGTAGGAAGACCTGCACCCCATACGTTACCACGATTGTTTACAGCAAAAAATACTCCTTCAGAACCATCTACTTGAGCAGTTACTAATGCACCAGAACCAGCCTCAGCAGGAACAGCTTCAATCATAGCAGTCTCCATATAGTCCTCAAAGCGGAGACGAGTCTCATGCTCGGATTTTAGGTACCAAAGGTAGCCAGTAGCGCCATTCTCAGTTGTTACTTCAACCCAACCAATTTGAGCCATATCAGAACCACTGATATTGTATCTGTCTTTTAGGATGATTGGCTTGTTAGTGAAGAATACATCTTCAGCTTCAAGCGAACCAACCATACCTGTTGTGCCTTTTCTAAACTCAGAACCGTAAATAAAGATAGTACAAACATTTGTATTGACAATATTTACCGTAGCCTCATAGAAAGCAACAGTTATTACAAGACCAGCAGCAGCAGTAACAATAGCTTTGTTACTTACGCCAGTTGCATTAACTTGGATGAATACAGTTTGACCAATACGGATAGCAGCTGTGGTTGCACCTGCATCAGCAATGGTAAATGTTCCAACACCACCAGCAACAGCAGAAGCTGTACATTGTGTGTATTTGATGTGAAGACGACCTTGCTCAGCCCATCTAATTTGGTCAGAGTTTGAAGGCATCTCAGCACCTACAAGGCGAAGGAATGAAGAAATAGTACGATTACCATAACGCTCAAATTCTTTCTCGTAAGTATCAGGAAGATACTGGTTCAAGAAGTTAAAGTTGGTAATATAGTTTGTCGAAAGAGCCACTCTCTCTGCTGCCGGTTGCAGCGCGAATGTTGGCGTGTTTAATAATGGCATTTTTTTAAGAATTTAATGTTTTACAATCTTTTTGCACTCTTGATTTTTAGACTTTTCCCATGATCAGGAGTTAATTCCTTTACTTGGAATCCATCATTACCCTTAGTTGCCTCAGTGGCTCTACGCTCTGACATATTTATGTTTTTTGTCTTACGCATAAAGTCATCTGCTGCATCAGCCATGCCCTGCTCGTAAAAGTGCCTGGCAAACCTCTCAGGGTTCATAGCCACAGATAATGCTTTATGATACCCTTCTGCGTCTTTAATCATTCCACTGTCATCCAGGAACTTTCCAATAAAACTGGATGGATTAGAGTGGAGTCTTTTTAACTCAGAGGCATCACCTGGGTTGAAAACTACCTTCTTGTTATTGACATTGAACTCAAAACCTTTGAATCCTGAGCCAAACACCTCATTGGTTTTTTGTTCAAACCATTGACGCTTGCGGTTGTTTTCTTCCTCGTATGTCTTAGCTTGGCTAATATACTGACGATAAGCATCGATTTCCTCCTTCTCTTCCTGAGAAACACCAGCCGTACTTGACTCAAGGGGCATTTTATATTTCTCTTTCTGAGTAGTAAAGAATTTCTTTGCTTCATTTACAGCTTTCTTCCTTGCGACTTTAGCCTTTTTGATATAGCTTTCATCATCAAGGTCCTCATCGTATCTGTACTCATCCATCATCATGTCAACGTCATCTTCGTCGAGACCTTCTTGAGTTGATAACAAATACTCTTTTAAAAGCTGTTCTTCCGGCACGGACTCAAAGTCCTTATTCAACTTGAGAAAGTCCTCAAAGCCCCTGCCTGTTTCTTTTCTATATTTCATATAAGCAGCCACATCCTCAGGCATATCCTCTGCGCCTTTGCGCTCAGACATAAGCTCATCGAATGAGTTAATCTGCTTGTTGTATCTTTTCCCGATATATGAAAGAACGTCTTCCTCTCTTAGGTCAATCTCTTGCTGCGTCTCAGGAATATAACTATCCTGTGGAGCATCTTGAAATTGTTGTTCGTGCTTAGCTAAAAGCTCTTGTTCTACTTCCTGAACACTTTTCTGTTCACCGGTTTCGACTAATTTTACTGATTTGAATTCCATTTGAGTAGATTTATTTGGTGCAAAAATATAAAAAAAGAATTATATTCATATTATCTTGGGTTAAATTCTGCTAAATCAAAGCCATCTAAGCTATCTTCGTTGGACTCAAAGTTCACTGGAGGTAGGTTATTCTTTCTTTGGTTTATCAGTTTTGACTGCTGAGTGTTCTGAATGCTGATACGTTTGTTCTTCTCTTCCTCTTTGTTTTTCTCACGCTGAGCAAGTGTACCGTATTGCATCTCATGCAGCTTCACGCTATATTGGAACTCCTCTGCCATTAGTCTTGATTTGATACCTGCTTCGAATTCCATCTTCTTCATTGACAACTCTGCTTCTGTCTGTATCACTTGGGCTTTTGCCTGCGCCTCCAACTGTATCTTTTGTATTGCAGTTTGTGCTGCCATTTGCTGTGACTGCATTTGTTGCTGAGATACCATTGCTTGCTTTTGCATTTGCATTTGCTCCATCTTCTCGGCAGTCTTTATGCGCTTGACCTTGAGTAGTTGGTTGGCAAGTTTTAAGTTTTTAAGCTCTCGAATATCAATAGCATCCTCAAGGTTAATGTCACCTTTCGATAAGGCCATGTTGATGTTCGCTTCGAGTTGCGCTTTTTGCTCTTCATCCGGAGCAACCTCAATGAATATACCAAAGTCATATAGATAAAGTTCCTTAATGTCATTGAGAATTGATACGTTGTACTTACCTATTCTTGTGGCAAAGTCCTCTTTGAAGTCAGCATACTCTAATATGTCACCTACACGGTATGTGATAGCCTCAGCAAGGCTACGGTAGATAAACAGACCACTCTCAAGGATATGCCTTGTTGCTGTGTTTGAGTTGAGTGCCGCAAGCTTCTGCAATCCTACCAATGAGTTTGGATCAGGCATTGAGCCATCTCTTGCCTCGTTAAGACCTGTTACGGTCCTAATCATGTCCATATAGTGCTGGTAGTTGGCCAATAGCATCTGTGTCTTTGCCGCTCCTGAGTTTGACGTAAGCTGCGTAATTGGCACCCTTGCATTATTGAACTCACCATCCTGGGTGAAGCTACGCCCGATGACACTACCTGTTTGGAAGTAGAGCCTCAGTGCATCCTCAGGGTTATAGGCAGCGCCTGTACCAAGGTCAACCTCATTAAGACCGTCAGCATCAATGAACACACCATCAGGTACAACTCGGTTGATGACCTGTTGTAGCTTTAGGTGGGTGATTTGGATGAGGTCAGCAAATGGTATCATCCTACGAACTAAGCTCTCAATAGCACCTTTGTACATCCTTGGGGCGCAAGCTACGAACATTGGCATAGCGTGTTGAGCGGATGACTTAGGGCGAACCATATTTTGAGCCATCTCCCACTTGAGTAGGTAGTTGGTCCCCATTACCATGATGCCTTCATACCATACGTCAATGGTCTTCTCTACTTTCTCAAAGTTGCCATCCTCCATCATCTCTGCCGGAGGATTGAAGCTATCGTCTTTGGGAATCATTTTTGTCCCACCGGTCTCTAATGACTTTCTTTTATAGACAATTTTTTTGGTTGTCTTATAATTAAAATACAGCAGAGTGCAAGTGTCACGAGAAAATAAACTATTTTCATAAAATCTGGCTACGTTATAATAGTCATACCAAGTTTGACTATACGTTGAGATTTGGTATAGGTCGTCCTTGGTAAGCTTTGGATTTATTTTGTAAAGTTCTGTGAGCGGCACTGTCTTGATTTCGCCCCAGTAGAACACATCTTTGAAGAATGGGTCCTCAGTATAGCTGAATACCATATTGGCAGGGTCAACGTAAGATACCTTTACGCCTTCACCAAGTAAGAACTCGTGCTTGGCTACTGCTATACCAAGTACAGTCATGTCATAGTCAAGTCTCTTTCTGATGTCATAGTAGTGGTTCTCATCAAAGATGGTGTTGATGGCAACCTCTTCAGCAATCTCAATTGCAGGTTTGTAATTGATTTGCATATACAATGATAGTTCTTCATCATTCTCAGGAAGCTGCTCAGGGTCCATCATAAATGGATTGGCACCTGTAAACTGTTGAATTTTCTCGAAGATTGGCTTGCCGACCATCTGCGTCTCTATCATCTCTTGATACTTATTGCGCTTTGCAAGCGACATAGCGTCCTGGGCGTATGCTTTAACTTTGAAGAGTCGGTCTGCCATACCGTTCACAACGATGTCAACGAACTTTGGAATGACAGGAACAGGTGTCCAGTCGATATTCAGATAGGAGAGGTCTCCATCGATAGCAAGCTCATTTTTATACTTCGCTACTGACTGCTCGCCCCTTGCATAGAGCCTCAGCCTATGGTAGTCTCTCCAACGGTTATAGTACCTGCAAGAGGTACCATCTTTTCTAAACCATTCGTATTGTATGGCTTGACCAACCTGAAGACCATAGCCCTCAGAGGCTTTCTCAGCATCTGTTGCCCATTGGTTAGGAAAGTCTGAGTACTGGATGTCTATTATTATATCTTTCATTTAAGCAATTGACTTGTTGTTCCGTCGTTTGAATATCTAGCAAAGTTAATAATAATTTTTGTTTTTTCTTTCTCAGGAATATAAAGGTGTTTTTGATTCGCCATTATTGCAAGACCTGAGCTTATTGTTGCGTCAAATCTTGTCCTGTCATTTATGTCAAACTTTGCCCAATCCTCTAGTGTTCTTATAAAAGGCATAGTACCAATTACATCAGGGTCTCTGTATGCTCCTGTATAATCAAATCCGATATACTTCTCTATGTATGACTCAATCGCTGCTGCGTGAGACTGCTTGACATCCTCCGATGAGTTGGGGATGCCCCCAAGTTCACGCTCGGTTTTTGTAAGCTTAGTAAAGTTTTTATCCGGTCTGTTCATACAGAATCCTCTATATCCTCTGTTTTTAAAATG